GCTTTATTCCATGCAGAGTCTGTAGAATCATCTTCTATCCATCCTCTAATTCTTATTGTGTCATCCACATTTTTTAAATCTTTTACATAAATTTTTCCTTTATCAGAGGGATTAGAATCTTGAGTAGCCTGAGATTGTGGAACTTTAATTTTTATTAATTCTTTTTTTGTATTTATTTGAATTTCTGTAGCTCCTGCTAATGTTATTGTTGTGCTTCCTGTCCCACTATACCAATCTGATGATGGAAGGTCTTTTGTTAAACTTATTGCCATTATATGCTTCCTCTCGATTTAATTAATCTTTCAAAATCAGCAGCCCAATATCTATTTAATTCACTTGCTAACTTTCTTACATCGTAATCTGAGTTGATAGATGAATAAATAGTGACATTTGGAGAAAAAATAATTTGACTTGAAGTTCTTCCTCTTGGAATTACTCTTTCTCCTGCATGTAGATAAAATAAACCTGTATAAGGAACTAAACCGCCTCCCTGAAATCCTAAAATTCTTCTAATTGTTCCCCCAAAAGGTATCATATTTAATAGAATATTTTTTATTTTTCTTCCTAATCCAAGAAATACATTTAAAATCTTATAAGGGAGACTTTTTATCCATTCCCATACAGCAATAAAAACACTTTTTATTGAATTAAACATATTTATGAAGAAATTTTTTACACTATTCCATAAATTTAAAGTCACTTTTTTTATTAAATCCCATTTCTTTATAATAAAATGTGTTATTAAAACTACTGCTCCAACAATTGCTGCAACCAACAAAGCAGGAGCACCCATCATAATAGCAATAATTCCACCTAATCCAGCGAGAACTTTTATTATTCCACCAATAACATTTTTAGTTGATTTTCCCCAATTTCTAAAAATATCTATTAATCCCCAAACTGCAGAACCAATAGGAACAATAAAAGAAGCAAGAGAAATTAAAGCAGTTTTCACTATTCCTATTGGAATTCCTAACATTTTGAATCCCATAAAAGCTAAAACAACTTGACCTACAGTAGCTAAAATTTTACCTAAAACTGCTCCTAATAAAACAAAAGAACCAATAGCAATTTTTAATGGTTGTGGTAAATTCATAAATAATTCTATAAATTTATATAAAAAAGGTGTTATAGCTTCCATAACAGGTAAAAGAACTGTTGTCCAAGCTGCAGACATCATTTTTGTAACACCAAATAATTCCATCTGTCTTCTAATTAAACTTCCAAAAACCCTATCTAAAGCAAATCCAGCAAACATAATAGAAAGCCATTCAAATTTGAATCTTCTCGTCTGGATTGTAGCTCTTTTAACTACTTGGGCATTATCTACTATTCTACCTGTTAATTTATCTATAACAATTCCAGCTTCCTCATTTACTGCAAGAAAATTTTCCTGAGCATATTTATTAAGTTGTTTCATAGTTAATCTTGTAATTTTTAAAGCTTCTTGTAATTTTATCATAGGTCTAATTATCTTTTTTATAGTTCCTGTGGCTTCATCAATTACACGAGTTTCAATAATTATTTGTTCCATTTTTTCTTACTTAATTTTTCTAATTCTTTTTGCTCTTTATTCCATTTATTTAATAATTTAATAGCGAGAGGAATTGGAATTTTTTTAATTTCACTAAAAGGTTGATTAAAATCTCTCATTAAAATGTAAAAGATATTTGCGATTACTTCTGAATTTTCTCTTCTATTCATTAATGCCGCTATTTTAGGAGGCGGTAGGTGGGGTAACATTTTTTAAGCCATTGACTTCCATAATAGCTTCTGTAAGCTGTTGGAAGTATTGTAAAGCTATTTTATTTATCTCTTCATCTGTAGCATCTGGAACAGAATCTTTTAGAGTCCTGATAACTAACTCTTTTAAGGCTTCGCCTCGTTTTGATTCATCTGCTAAACCCACTATTAAATCTATATCTTCTAAAGTTCTTGGTTTGATTTCTAACTCTATATCTCCTATCTTAAAAGTCTTCGGCTTTCCCATCAAATTAGATAGTTTTGACATTTTCTCCAAATGTTTTTAATTCCTTTTTAATTGAACCATGAACATTTTTCATATATTCTAACAGGATTTCGTGTTCTTTTTTGATTTTAAGTAATTGTATAATTCCAACTGAATAAACATTTCCACATTCTTCTTCACAAAATTTTTTGAATTCTTTGAGAGCCCAGACTGGAATTTTCGTTATTTTAAAATTTGTGCATCTTCTATTTTCTATTTCCTCTACAAATTCCATCTAAGGCTCATTAAAATTTAGTTGTAGATGTGTAGGCAGGAACTGAGCTTAAGGCGGATGTTGTATCACACATTTCTTTTTTCCAATTCAAATTTCCATCTTTGTCTTCGTATGCTAATTTGAAAGTCATTGTTGCTACTAATTGTTCTCCTGCATCCATTGAATACTCTAAACTTGTGCAATTTGCTTCTGCATAGATATGTCTGTAAGCTTCACTTGCTGTATTAATAGCCTGAGCTGCAGAAGTTACCCCTGTCTGGTCTGTCCATAATATTATAATTCTATAATCTTTAACATCACTTGTTGTTATAGTAGTTGCAGAGTTTGATGTTCCATGAAATATCCAATCAAAATCTTGTGTGCTTACTGGAATTGCGTCAAATGAAATCTCTATATCTTCTCTTGTTCCAACTCTTTTAACTTTTCCACCGAAAGTTTCTATTCCTTCTATATCGAAGTTTCCTCCACTAATACTTAAACTTGTAGTCTTTGTTCTAAATTCTACTTCGCTTCCGCCTTTCTGAGATATACTAATAAAACATTTGTCATACCATGCCTTGTTATTTGTTATTGCCATTTTTCTTCCTTAAAATTTACCTACCCTTTCATTCGCAGAGCATTTGAGACAGCAATTCTCAATCTCTGCGAAAATTCATTTCGTAACATTTCAGCAGTTTTAGTCATGAAATGTAAAGTGTTAGGGTCTCTTGGATTTGGATAAGTTCCTTCTTCAAACATAATATGAGTTGGAATTTCATCTCCTTTAGGCCAATTTGAAATAATCCATCCAACCTTATTATCTTTGAAAATTAAATGAGTTATGGCTTCTCTTAAAGCTCCTGTATATTGTGGAGCAATAGATTTTGCTAATCTTTCTCCTTCTCTTGTTACTTGTTCGATAACATTTTTACTATTTTTATCAATAAGATAAGCTCTTCTTCTAAATCTTCTTATTACTTCATTCAAACCTTTAACAGTTATAGTGGCTCTCATATTCTTTTTTTAGCAATTAATCCGATTCTTCTATTTAATATTTTTTTACCTTTTAAATCCATATCCCAACTTATTGGAGAGGATTCCATTATTTTAATTTTAAAATCAGTAAGTTTAGTTTCATCTTTTAAATTAGAAAATATTTCATTAGAAATTGAATCAATCTCTGTAGGTTCATCAGAATAAACTGTTATCAATATTCTAAAGATTTTTTCAGAACTATAATCAAAAGACAGATTATCTTCATTTAAATCAATTTGAATAACTATAAAAGGATAACCATCAAAATCTTTTGCATTTATATTTGGCATACTTGCATGTATCCAATTAGCTTTGTATCTATTTCTTGGGTCAGTTATATTATTCTTTAAAAAATTCTTTATTTCAGTGTAACTTTGACTAAATAGATTTGAATTTGTTATTACCATTTTAAACCTTCGGTTATACCAGCTCTATATTTTGTTTTCTATAAAGATTTATAAGCTGATTAATCCTATTTTCAATCTCTTCGAGACGAACTGGTGTAAAATTATCATATCCTTTAATTATTGATTTATAAATTGTGGAATTTACCATTTTTCTTATAGCAAGAAGAATAGCTAATTCTTTTATAGTTTCAGGAATTGTTGAATATCCATAATCATAATTAACTTTTAATCTTCTTTCTCCTTTAGATGGAAGATTATCTATATATCTAATTCTTCCAGAATCACTATCAACTATGAAATCATTTCCTAATCCTTCTGTGCTTGCAGACCATGCAGGAGTATCTGCAACAGAACTTGCTGTATTAGCTGAAACATAGTTTATTTTTATAATTGGGTAGTTTTTAAGATAAAATGTGCTTTGACTTTCTTCTACATCTAAATATTCAGTATAATTAGTAGATGAAGTAAATGTTCTTCCTGTTATTCTTTCTAATTCATCATCTGCTTGTTTTAGAATTTCTTGAATCCACGAATCTGGAATATCAGCATAATCATAATCAGCAGTTATAACAGAACCTGATGCAGGAGCAGATGAAAAAGTAATTTTACCATCATCTAAATTGATTGAATATGAACCCGTTGAAACTACAGTAGAATCAGTATAAATTGTGTTAGAACCTGAAATGAGATTATCATGGTCTAAAGAAAAAACAGTAGTAGAAGCGTCCCCTGTTCCAACTATTTCAGAACGAACTTTTGTATAAGCATCTTTTCCAAGATTTTTCCATAATTCTTGTGATGTAGCGTATGTCATTCTACTCCTTCGGAGTTTAGAGTTTAAACTAATTAAAAAAAATAAAAAAAATAAAATTCAAAATTAATCTTTTATAGCTCTTATTAAACAGTAAGCGTCAGGATATTTTATACTAAATGCTGCTCTCATTGTTGTCTGATACTGGTATTTGTCTGTCTCAATAACATAATCTGTCTTCCAGACAAGACCTCTTCTTTCTCCAAATATACCAAACATTTTACTTTTTCCAACTAATGCATCAGCACAAGTAGTTTCACCTGATGCTGTTCCATAACTAACATTAATTGGAAGAGTTGTAGATGATTTTACTAATGTTCCATATATTTTTCCTACTACTCCCTGTTGTAGTAAAGGACTTCCCCAGGTCTCTTCATTTAATAGCGGTCTTCCAGAGCTATCGGTTAACACTCTTAAAGAACCGATAGTTCTTGGATGCCAATAAGAGACATCAGGCATTTGGTGATTGTCCTTTAGAACTTCATCTATAGCTTTACTGATTGCTGTTAGACTTATATTAGCAGCAGAAGTTGCTCCTGTTCCTATAACTCCACTCAAACCAGCATCAACAGCATTTGTGAAAGACCCTGTGTATCTTAACCCTTCAAATGTTCCTCCTGTTCCATTCAGGATTTCATCATCAATTTTAAGGGCTATATCTTTAGCCATCTGTTCTACTAACAGATTGGCTACAGATACATTAGCGTCTTCTAAAACTTCACTTGAAGCTTCAACTAAAGATGCAACTTTCTTAGCTGTCAATGTTATTCTACCAAATGCTGGTTGAGAGGCGGTTATTGTTCCTGTTTCACTAACCCAATATGCTGTTGTTCCTGCAGTAGTTTTTGGAATATAAAGGGTTTCATGATTCATCTTTACTCTTTCCAAGTCTGGAAGAGTAATCACATTTGCCTGTATTAATTCTAAAACTCTCGCTGCAAACTCATCTGGGACTAAAAATCCACCTTCACTTCCTGTCGCTTCCCTAAGAGCTTTAATTATGTCTGCCATCTTATCTTACCTGAAAGAGACCAGATTTAATAGCTAACTCTCCAATACTCATCTTTTTTAACTCCTCTTTTTTCTCCTCTTCTTCTTCAACTAATCCTCTTTGTGAAGATAGTTTCTTTAAAGCTTCTTTTAAAGCTTTAGAAACTACTTTTTCAATCTGTTTTTCTAAATTAACAGATTTTTCTTCAGTAGTTTCAGTTGAAGATTCAGAAGTTTCTTCTTCTGTTTTTTCTTCTTCTGTTACTTGTTCAGTTTCTGTATTCTCAGTTTCTGTAGTTTCTTCAGTTTCTGTAGTTTCTGGAACTGTTTCCTGACTTTCAGTTTGTTTTTCCATTTTGGTCTCCAAATTTAATTTAATTGAATTTGATAATGCTTTTATAAGTGAAAATGATAAATGAGCATCTGCATAACTTGGAGTTCCAACTGCAGACGTTTCAATTAATTCTATTTTTTTCCATACTCTTCTTTTTTTCTTTTTCATTTTAAATGTTTGTATTTTTCTTCAAAATTTTTTGAATTTATTCCGAATTTTTTTGCAGCTCTTAAAATTTTTCTATAAGCTTTCTTTTTTTCTTCCAAATTTCTGAAATGTGTTTGATTAAATCTTGCCATAGCATTTCTTACATGAGCTGCATCAAAAATTGGTAAAGCTGAACTACTTGGAGGGTCTCTCGGAGCAGCATAAAATTCTTCTACTGACATTCCTAATTTTTTCCTTTTTTCTTCAAAATTTGTTACTTTTGCTTTTAATTCTACACTTTTATTTACCCCTTCTAATGGTGTTCCACATTTAGGACATTTTCTTTTTGAACATGGAATTCCTTTTTTATGTATTTCTTTATAACCACAATTTGGACAAACACAATAATCTGCTCCACCATCTCCTTGTCTTTCTCTACCTACTCCAATACCTTCTCCTCTTCCTTTTTCAACTTCTAATTCTGTATCCATAACTTCAACTTCTTCTTCTTCCATTTCTATTGGTTTTGCTCCAATACTAAATCCAATTGGCATTCCTTCTTGAATATAATTCCAAAATAATTCTGCGTCAGGATGTGCATTATTTAATCTTGCTACTGCAACAAGATTATCTCCTACTCTTTCTGCATCAATCCATACACCCATTATATCTTGCCATTTATATCTTCTTGTTCCATCAGGTTCAAGATGCCCATGATTAGGCATAAGAGGAATTTTTCCAGATTTGTATTGTTCTATCATATCTAAAATTGCTTCTTCACTTATTCTTTCTCCATCTCTATCCTCTTTTAATCCGCTAACAACAACTTTAATAAATCTTTGTTTTTCACCTGTTTCTTTATTTATAACTTCTTCCCAACTTTTTGTTATTGGTGCATATACTTCAACAGTTTTTGTAAACATTTTTGTTTTTTTCTTTTTTAATTTTTGATATTGAGCTTGGGCAATTGCCCACATTTCTTCTTCAGTATATTTTTTTCCTGTTCGTGGATTAATTTTACCTCTTAATCTTCTAACTATTGCATCATGAATTTCATCTAATTTTTTTGGCATTCTGAAAAAAAGAAAATTTAATTTAATTTAAGAATTATTATTATTTTCTATAAAAGGATTTTAGTTGCTCTCGAAAGATTTTCAACAAAAAATTCTTCTGATTTTGGAACTCTTGTTTTATATTTCCAATGTCCATCACTCCATAATATTATGTATTCATTTGCAGTTTCTATATAAAATATATTTGCATTATCAAAAGGCATTACTCTTTCTACTAATAACTTAAATCTATCCCAAGTTACTTCAATTGCATCATCAAAATGTTTTACTTTATTGTCTAAATTAGGTTCTTCTGGTTTTGAATCTTCTCCTGTTTCTCTTTTTTTATCTCTTCTAAAATTAATTGCTTTATCGTCTCCTATAGAAACTAAAGCATTTCCATTAGGCAATTCTGGCTCTAATCCAATTCTTTCTCTTGCTTCTTCTAAAGTTATTGTTCCTGTCTGGCTCAATATCTGGATTATTTGTGCTTCTCTCATCTCATCTATTTTATAACTTCTTCTAAATTTCATAGAAACATTAAAACTATCCCATAATTCTTTATTTAATTTTTCCTCGATAATTTTTTGGATAAATGAAATTTTCTTATAATATCCTGTTTCTATTTTTCCTATATTTTGTGCAGAGGATTCTTTAACATCTATTGTATAATTTACTCTATAAGCTGGAACGCCTAATGCTATTAAAACTATTTGTGTGAAATGAGTTATTAATTTTGCAAATTCCATATCTCTATTGAATTTCTTAATTTGTTCAACATTAATTTTTCCTGTTGTTACTAAACTTCTAAATTTATTTTGTTTCTTTTTTAATTCTTTTAAACCATCTTGTAATGCTTTGAAATTTCTATCATCTGGAGAAGATTCTGGTAAATTAAAAATAAAACTTGGTAATCCGTCATTTTCAAAATATTTTCCTACGTATTCTTTTGCAAAAATTAATGTTCCAATATCAGATAAAGCTGGTTCTAATGGAGATAATCCATATGGTTGTCCACCAACATTTATTAAACTTAAATGAATTATATCTTTAGGCCTATAAGTCCTAATTTCTCCTCCTACTTGCTGAACATAACTTTTTATTTCTCCTGTTTTATCAAAATTAATTCTAACTGTGGAAGCTTTTAATAATTGCAAATCATTAGGTCTTTTAAAATTCTGGTCAATTAATTTAAATACAACATCTTCTTTTTCTAAATCTAATTCATCTGGATTTATAGCAAATTGTTTATAAAGATTCTTTTTTAAAGAAACTATTAAATCTTTTAATTTATCTTTATCTACTTGTAATTTTAAAATATAAGCATTTCCTGTTACAATTAAATCAAATAAAGCATTTGTTAATATTTTATAAAAATTAGATTTAATTTGGAATTTTTCTGTTTTCTTTTTTGCCGCTTCTTCTCCAACAAATCTCCATCCATCTGCCATTATATCTTCTACTAATGCTTGAACACATCCTAAAACTTCTGGAACTTTTTTGACTACTTCATATAAAGTTTCAATTGATGTTCCTCTTGAAGAAGTAAAAATATTTTTAGCAATTCCCCAACTTGGAGAATGAGGGACATATTCTTCTTCTAAACCACGAATTGTTGTGGTTTTAGAAATATTTTCTGATTTTTTTTTAGATTTTTGTTTATTTTTCATGAATTTTTTAAGATTTTTCTTTTTATTTAAATTATTTAAATTTTCTATAAAATAGAAAAGTTTATAAATATAGAAAATATTATTTTAATATCACCACCTTTTTCCCCCTCTCCTTTTTCCCCCTTAAAGGAAGAGGGGGTTTTAATTTAAAATGAAAAAAATTATAGCAGGAGGCAAATTCGGAAACGGAAATGTATATATTTATGAAAATAGAGAACAAGATAATAATCTAATAGATGCTCAGATAAAAAAAGATTTTAAACAATTCTGTAAAGAATTTGGAATAAATAAAAGTAAATTAATTGAAGATTTTTATAAAACAATTTTAATCAGATTTCGTGATGGAACTCTGAATGTTTCTGAAGGTTATATAACTATTAATATCTTCAGGAGCAAGAAATGGAAAAAAGAGGAGTTAGAATTAGAAAAAGTTTAAATCTTGAAAGAGCAATAGGAAATTGTGAATTTTGTTTTAAAAAGAAATTTGTAGATTATTTGGTTTATATGGATAAAAAAGTTTATCGTTGTTGTTATAAATGTGCTATGGAGATGTCTGGATTAATCGATAGCAGTTATACTGACATTTCCATAAATACTTTGTGAAGCTTTATTAGCAAGTGCCAAACTTATAACACAATCATCATTTTTTCCAGATATAAATTTCAATTTATGTCGAGAACCAATTGACATATCAGCTTTTATAGAAAAATCATTTAATTCTTTAAGTAATTGTTGAGCATATCCATATGCTCTTAAATCTTCCTTTGAATTTGGAATTGTAATATTATATCTTTCAAATTCTTGTCTTAAATCCATAAGCATTTTATATTTTTCATCGTAAGTAAATTTTTGAGCTTCAACCATGTTAAATTCTTCTTTTAACTCTCTTACTGGAATATCTCCTATTCCCGTTGCATCTACTAAAATTTTATGTGGTTTAAAATCATTAACAATTCTTTTTAATCTTCTTTTTTGTTCTTCAAAAGTATCTCTAAATCTCAATACTTCTACTACTACTTTTCCATCATTATTTGCTTCTAATACTGTTATAACTGTCCAATCTCCTTTTGGTGAAATCGCCATATCATAACCTATATAATATTTTCTATCTTTTCTTCCAAAAGGTAAGAACCCTAAAGTGCTATCTAATGCTTTCATTGTTAATTCATAAGGGAAGAGAGAATTTGCAGAGCTTATCGGAATTAATAGATATTCTTGTGCGTATGCTAATTCTCCCATCTCTTTTTTTATTTTATATAAACTTCTTTTTCCATAAGAATCTACTTTATCGAGAGTATATTTTTGTGGCCATAAGACCTTTCCATTTAATTCTGCTGGATAATCTTTGCACATATATTCATCATTTTCCTTTAATTCTGCTAATAAATCTACTGAACTTTTTGGTGTTCCAATTACAATTACTCTTCCCTGTTTTAGTTGTATTGTTCCAAGAACCGCTGTCCAATAAATAGATTTATCCTCATATTCTCCTGCTTCATCACATAAAACATAGTCTGGATGGATACTTCTGACATTTTCATTATAAGGTTTACAATAGAAAATAGAATTATTTAGAAGAGTTAATTCTGTTGCTTTCCAAGTTCCATCTCTTGTTTTTGGAACAAATTGACGCAATAATTCATTATCTGTAATCATATTTCTTATAATTTTCAAAACATATTTTGCTTGTTCTAAAGTATTAGAAATAATCAAATATTCTGTTCCAGGATTGAAAATAGCTTTCCAAATAAAATAACCAGCAAAAAAATGAGTTTTTCCAGAACCCCTAAAGGCAACTATAACTAATCTTTTAAATTTTTCTGCTAATTCAAACCATTCTCGATGATAATCTGCTATATCAAATCCAAAAACATGCTCCGCAAAATAAAGATAATCAAACATACATTCCGCTAAAAATAATTCCATCTGAGTTTCTGAATAATCTGTCTTTTCTATAATTTGTTTTATTGTTCTCATCTTGCATTTTCTTCAAATAATTCAATCCATTTAGGAGCTATTAAATCCCAATCATATTTTAAAGCAAATTTTCTTGCTTCTTCAGATTCTTTTTTCAATAATTTTCCACTTTTTTTCCAATCATCATAAAATTTATCTAATAATTTAGCAATAGCAATATCATCTGGATAAACAAATTCTACTCCATTAGTTCCAATATCTACAACCATTCTTCCATATTTATCTTTTAAAACAGGGATTAAATTCTCTTTTTTACATAATTCAAATCCTGTGGAACAGGCTGTCATTAAAAGGGGAACTCCTGCAGCCTGACATTCAATTGCGGGTAATCCAAATCCTTCTCCTCCTGTTGCAAAACAAAATACATCCATAATATTATAAATTTCATTCATATTTTCTGGCTGGATTCTTTGTCTTGTATCAATATCTAATCCTGCCTTTGTTAATTTTAATTTGTCTGCTATTTTATATTTCCATTGAATATAAGGTAAGCTCCAACCTACAAAAGGAGTTTCATTATGTTGTTTTGCTTTTGCTGGTTCTTGGTCTGTATGAAGTGCCAAGATAACATCATCTTTTCCCTGAGCAAAAGTAGAAAAACCTCTAATCAAATTAACTAACATTTTTCTTCTCTGATTTCTTCCAACAAAACCAACTACAAATTTTCCACTTAAACCTAATTTAGTTTTTATTTCTTCTTTATTCAGAGGTTTAAATTCTTTAGTATCAACTCCATGTGGAATCATAACAACATTTGGAACTTGATATAATTCCATCATTTTTTTGCCCCATTCAGCCATAGCTACATTAATATCTGGCTTATCAAATATTTCTGACCATGTCATTGCCCAAGAATGAGTATCTATTGGAGTGTACATAATCCATTTCCCCCTCCATCCAGCTTTTTTTGCCTCAAAAACTCCCTTAATAAATCCACTTTGCCATCCTACATCACAAAGTGTAATTAAAAAATCTGGTTTATATCGTAAAAGATTAGAAGTGACTGTATCATAACCATATTCTAATTTTCCCATAGGTAATTGAATGAATCCTAATTCAGTTTTGTGAGGTCTATCCCTGCTTTGCCAACCTAAATGATAAAATTCCCAATTAGGTCTTAATTTAGTCCATCGTTTAAGTAAATTCAACCAAACTTGTCCATACCCTGTTGAAACATAAGGATTATCACCATAGGAAAGAATCTTTAAGGATTTCATTTTCTGATTTTTCAGCTAATTTAATTATAGATTTTGCGGTATTTTCCCAAGTATATTTTTTTCTAATTTCATTTGAAACTATTTTTGCTTTTTCTTTTAATTTTTCATGTTCTTCAAATGCTTTTCTCATTTGTTCTTTTAAGCTTTCTTTATCTGGAATAGGTTGAAGATTTCCTTCACAATAAAAATCTGGGTCTGATTGAGACATTTCTGGTGCATCTATAAATAGAACAGATTTTTTTCCTTTTGTATAATCCATATGTCCTGAATTAATATCGTGAGTAACAATTACAGGCAATCCACAAGCCATAGCATTTATTATAGTTAATCCAAATCCTTCTCCTCTTGTCGGTGAAACAAAACAATCTGATTTCTGATAATAAGTTACTAATTCTTTTTCTGGAACATAAGCGTCATTCCAAAGTATATTAGGATTTGTATGTCCTAAAATATCATAGATTGCTTTTCCATAATTTATTCCTTTTCTCCAAAATGTTGAAATTTTTAAAAGTAATTTTACTTTTTCATCTTTTTTAAATTCTTCATCGAAAGCTTTTATTAATATATCTGTTCCTTTCCTATCTCCTTTTTGTCCTGTCCAAGAATTAACTGATAGAAAGATAAAATCATCGGTTTCTTTTTTAAATTCTTTTGGTTTATATAAATTTGAAACTCCATGTGGAATCACTTCTATATGAGATTGAACATCATTCCATTTGAATAGATTTTTTGTTGCCTTAGAAGGAACCCATATTCTATCAATTTTATTTAAATGATTAATCCAATGTGGCCATAATCTTGTTCCTTCATGAACAAAATGACCGACTAATTTTCCATATCCATCTCTCCAATGCTCTGGATAATCTGCAAAAATAGTTATTACATCATCTGAATTTGAATTAATAGGATTATTCAAAATTTCTAATCCTTTATTAAATTCGTATGAATCATGCCAAATGTCATTCGTTTGAACTTGATGTCCTAATCTAAGGAAAGCTTTACAAATTTCTCTATTCACAGTGGCAATTCCTGTTGGATTAAATACATTTCCTTTCAAGATTATTTTCATTTTCAAAATCTTCTAAAAATTTGATTAAATTGTTATAAAATAAATCTTCAATTATTGCTCTTCTTCCTTCTAAAACATAATCTAAATCTACATATTCCTGACTAATTTTAATTGTATATTCGCCAAAAGTTGAAGTTAAAACTTTTATTTTCATATGAAATTTATTCCTTTAGGTTTATTTACATAATTATAACAAAATTCATTAGTTTTATCTAATCTACAAGCTCCATAACAATCGTTATGAACATCAAAATTTTTCATCATTTCTATTATTTTCCAATATCTTGGAGAATAAAAAATATCTCTTAATCTTTTTTCATGAACATTTCCAAATCTATATTTTTTAAATTGAGGCTTATCTCCAAACATATAACCACAAGGATACCAATCTCCATTCCCAGAAATTTCAGAAATAAAAGGAACAGATAAACATCCATCGTAAGGTCTTCTTCCTTTTTGTTTCATTAAATTCCATTTAACTATTATATCAGTTTTTTTATTTGAATACGATTCTGCTTTTTTTAAAGCTTCAATTACTTCTGGCTTATCGTAATCATTTACATCAAAAGTTACATCTCCAACTTTTGTATTTCCTTCTGGCAAAGAACATTGTTTTATTAAGAAATAATCCACTCCTAAATCAACTGCTAATTTTGCTTCTTCAATCATTTCTTGTTCCATTAAATTTGGAACAAAAACTGCCTGTAATCCAATTTCACATTTATAATTATTTTTTTCTTTCAGATAAACCATTCTTTCAATATTTTTTACAACCCTATCATAAGCATCTACACCATGAATTTTTTTATATCCTTCTTTTGTTCCAGCAGAAAAACAAAATCTCATCCATTCACAATTTTCTAAAATTGCTTCCAATTTTTTGTCAGTATTCAATAAAACTCCATTAGTTGAAGTTGCTAAATCTAATCCTGCTTTTTTTCCAACATATAACGCTTCGTAAAAGTGGGGATTCATAGTTGGTTCTCCATCTCCTATTACTGAAATACTTTTTACTCCTATTTCCGCTGCATCTTTCATAGTTTGTAAAAGAGCGTCTCTTTTGATAAAATCTCTTGTTTTTTCTTGATAAACTCCAAAACAAAATATACATCTAAGATTACAAAATTTGGCAATTCCCATATCTATATGGATTGGTGGAACTCTTTTTCCTCTATCAAAATAAGCCATTACTCTATCCATATGCCATAACAATTTTGTATCATCAATTTGTCTTTTTTTCATTTTTCAATTCTTCAATTTTTTTTAAATCAAATTTTTTTTGAGTTTCTTCCCATTTTTTTAAAAGAGAATAACCATGTTCTCCATCCTTTTCATAAATAAAAATATCATTTTCATCTTTTTCTCTTTTTTCTTGAACATGCCAACATCTATGTTCTATTATTATATCTCTTGGTTGATAAAG